TCGGGATATTGGCCCAACACCATATTCATCCTTGGCTTGGGGATTGAAAATCTCTCCCACCTGTGGCGATAGAGCTCCTGGCTCATTCGCCGTAGGAATAGAGAGAGAAACATCCTCTGCCCATGCAAAGACTGAAACTACCACCTGGTCTGATGCCCCGTTGGCATGCTTCAGATTCTGCATTCCATGAATGACGATTTCACCCATCTGCCTCCATTCCATACTAGGAATTCGAAGAGCATTTTCATACCAAACGAACGGTAATGTAAGGGTGCCACCTTGACTGGTTGTTGGATCCAAATAGATATGCGGTCGCTGACTAGCCTCGACAACATCTTCTATGAAGAAGGCTCTATCTCTGGAGAAAGTGTCATAATAGTTCAAAGGCTTATACGACGCTATCGCTCGACCATAATGGAATCCATTTCCATTTAGCATTATCCTAACTTTCAATTTGCATCGTAACAAGTTGAAGTTTGTTATCCTGTTTATCACCCTGGTGTTTTCAAAGAAATCTTGCCAGGGATTAAACGTTTCAAACAAAGCAGTACCTGTACCCCAACTGTACGATTGAATCTTGATGGGTCTTGAAAAGAAATTTCCGAGATCCGCATCGTTCGAATCTGCAGTATTGAAAGTAGAATCTGGCATACTTGTCACTTCATAGTCCCACTGCGAGGTCTGATCACTAAAATAGACGTTCTGATGCTGGGACTCCAAATTTTCCTGATTAATTGATACATTAAATTTATTATTATTATTTGCAAGTCATTTGTACAATCCCATGGAGGACTCAATCCATGGGAATGTTGTTGATCAGGTGTGTGGCGAACACGCCCCTAAATAGGGGTACTCTACGAGGAGAGTGCCTCTCCCTGCAAGCCTATGCAATATCCTGTGACCAACAGTTGGATATGCATGGTATCCAATACAGAGAGCCTCCTTTTGGTTTCCTTTGTGGTAGACGTGGTGGGATACGCCCAGAGGGATGCATTTAATGTCTGCCCAAGACTGAAAGGTAACCTACGTGTACTTATCCTTCCATTGCTGCAATCTATCGTCATAAGATTCATGAACAACAGAGCAACCGTGGATGATATCTGCACGTTTGGCTACCTCAATCATTTGCTCACGCCGTGTCTCATACACATCGCGCCCATGTGAAAACCATTCACGTAAGGCACCATCTATATTTTGCATGGCTTGTTGTTCGCGTGTTATAGCTTTAGATCTGAGTGCTGCATGTAAGCTCTTGAAAATGGAATCATTATCCAGCGCTCCCATAATCATACCCGTGTCTTCACTATACACGTTAGCCCTTTTGAGCAAATCTGCTTCCTCATCCGTCATGTAAGGAATCGGTTCGGACTTCTTGTCAGGCATGGTAAACTTCATATCATGATCTTCCAAAAATTTGGCCACGGAAATGTGGTTGAATTCTGGGAAACTTTCATGGACTGAACTCTTGGCATCATCGCCATAAGTAATCAGTGCACAAATCTCACGAAACTCAGGGACGTTTTCACGTTCCCTAGTAATATGATAGTACGCACACCTGAAAAGCAGAGCATTCACAATGGAATTGACATAAACAGTAAGATTCTGTCCCGAAGGATTGGAACCATAATGTTGTATCAAATCTCCATTATATGCCATTAATGGATAGCAAATATCAGTAGCAATACCCTCCATGATAGCTAAATCACGTTGGGAATATCCACAAATCTTTGCAATGTCCATCATGACACGGAACGCTGCAAACATAACCTGAGCCGGCATACGTAAATCATATTTACTGTAATCTCCGGCTAAGATACGTTTTGCCCCAAACTTCATCACATGCCTTGCCAACTGGTCCCATTCAGGACCTTGGGCATTAATACCAACGGCACACTCGGAAGCAAAAGGTAACATTGACAATAATCGAGCAACAGGTAGATAGTACTTTCGTACTAATAACTGCAGAGCAACAGGTGCTCCTTGAAACACTCGAACCTTATCTTTTGTTAACTTTGTGGGCTCATCCTTCAAACACGCTTTGAATATGGGGTAGGCTCTCTCGCCTTGAAGATAAGTTTCCTCCATTTCATAAGCATGATCCCAAAAACGCTGATCAAGAACAGCGGGACACTGATGGGTTGGGTGATCTGTGGGATCAAGAAGGGTCAAATATTCTGATTTTGGTCCAGATAGAGGAAAACCAATGGATGTATTAGACGGCATTTTGTCAATAAATCGCAAGCCATCGATTCCGCATACCGTCTCCATTTCGGTTAACGGTCGCACATCCTTCTTCATATCTGGAATCTCATCCAGTGTCCTGAGGAAACCCTCAACATAATCATTCGTCGCTTTTTCCAACAAAGAACCTTCAATACCACACGATGGTCTCGTTGAATATTGCAGCGATGCTTGCCAAGGATAACCTTTTTTGAATTGGGGGCCGCCCCATTTTTGCGGCACCCCACACACGTCCTCCACGTGCTTTGAAATCACTGTATCTTCCACTTCGGAATAATACTTGGCCCTACCAGTAACCTGACCATAGTACTTGCAATTAGTACCTTCGGGCAAGAAATTGATAGGACTCTTAGGATGAACATCGTCTCCCTGATAGAATTGTATGTCATACAGCTCTGTTGGAATAGTTCCAGAGCTCTTAGACAAAACAACTCCAGGGGCCTGTCGTAATCTTTCCATAGCGGAAATGAATTCATCCTTCAGTAATAGTCCCGAGCATCCTCGTGTCTCACCATTCTTTCCACCCAAATGGAACCCTCCAATAAGGGGACCTTTGGTTTCAGTAACGATGGGAGCCATGCAAAGACCTTCAAAGGTTTCAAACCTAAGATTGTACTTCGCACCGAAGAAAGAACTTGCGAGTGTCACAACCTCCCCAACATCCATCATAAGTTTGGAACCTATACAGGAACCATCCTTCTTTTTGTATGTGAGGCGTGCTGGTACACTAGCAAATCTATCTAAAGGAAGATACGGAGTCAGATCCTTCCAATCTCCTCCATTTGGCACCCAAGCCAGTGATAAATCGGTGTTGG